AAGAAAAAGAAGACCGGCTTGGGCAGGCGGCGGCCAGCCGCGATTTTTGAAATTTTGCCCCTTTGCTATTTTGTGCTTTTGTGTTATACTGGCCCATATCCAGAATGGCGAAAGAGGTAGAATTATGTCGGTACTCGCTAACAAGCGCATTGTCAGCAAAGCGGAGTTTGTCAACACGGCAAATCAAATATATGTGGAGACGTTAAGCTTTCTGACAAGAATGTCCGCACGATATTCTCGGTTGCTGGCAGAGCCGGTGGCGAAGCTTGCGGGGGAGATTGTTGACCATTCCGAAAAGGCTAACAGCATCTTTCCCATGGATGGAAAGCGGGTTGTGGTGCCTCAGCGCGCACGACTGCGCAGGGCGCATTTATTGGAGGCCATGGCCTCACTCAAAGCACTGGATGTGCGACTGACTCATTGCTACCTGGTCATGAATCAGAACCCGGAAGGCTGTTTTACTACGGCGAACGGGAAAACAGTCAGTTCAAAGGAGGCGATAGAAAAGCTTGATAAAATGTCTCAGAGTTTGGGGGATCTTATCGACCATGAGGATAATCTCCTAAAGGGCCAAATTGACAGCATTGAGAAAATGCTAAAATCCTGACTGCGCGTTGGGTGTACTTCTGATAATTTATCCCGCAGCTGTGTGGGGCCCTCTCCGCTCCCCTAATTACAATAACAACAATAACTTCTCGGCGCTGGGCTCCGGCGGCTCTGTCAACAATTACAATGCAAACAATTGCGGGGGGCTGCTGGCCGGATTTTACGTAAATACGCGGTCAAATGGAGTAGCGAAAGTGAAAGACGACCGACGTAAAAGGAGAGGTACTTCCCTGGGTAACCAATCCCTAAAACTTCCCTCTGATGTCCTTACACGGACGCTTCTTGCATGGCGGGAGAACGTGCCAGCTCCCGTTTCATGTGTATTAGGACAACGCAGATTTAGACGGCACCCTACAAGACAACTGTACGGAGGGAGAAAAAACTTTTTATGAACAGTCAGGAACGCCGGGAGGCCCGGTACCAACGCCGCAAAGCCAAGCGGCAGAAAAAGCGTGAGGAGCGGTGCGCCGCCCTCGGCCCTCTGAGCGAGGTGTTCAGCTATCGGAAAATGTTCTTTTATGGGCGGAAGTGCTGCAACGGTGTCCGCTGGAAGCAGAGCACCCAGAACTTCGAGTTACACCTCTTTTCCGGCACCGCCCGCCGGCGGCGGGAAGTCCTGGAGGGAAGATGGAAACCGAAGAAATGTGTCCATTTCACGTTGTGCGAACGGGGCAAGGTGCGGCCCATCGACGCCCCTCACATCACTGACCGGCAGATCCACAAGACCCTCTGCAATGAGGTGCTGGTTCCCCTGTACCCCCCCAGCATGATCCACGACAACGGGGCCAGCCAGATCGGGAAGGGGCTGCACTGGCATTTCAAGCGGCTCAAGCAGCACCTGGCGTGGCACTTCCGGCGCTATGGCCGGGAGGGAGCTGTTCTTCAGATTGACCTGAAGGGCTACTTTCCCAACGCACCCCATGCCCTGATCTACCAGCGGCACCAGCAGCTGATTCTCGACCCGGCCCTTCGAGAGCTGGCGGACAAGATCATCCGTTTCTCTCCCTGTCCCACACCGGGGCGGGGGATGCCCTTGGGTGTGGAGCCGAGTCAGCAGGAGATGGTGGCCTTGCCGAGTTCCATCGACAACTGGATCATGTGCCAGGCCGGGGTCGAATATGAGTGCCATTTCATGGACGACTTCTTGATGACCTTCCCTACCATCGAGGAGGCCAAGAGGGCGGGCCACGAGATTGTGCGGCGGTTCGAGGCGAATGGCATCCGGGTAAACCGCCGGAAGTGCAGTGTCACCCCGCTCACAAAGCCCTTCCGCTTCTGTAAGGCCCGGTTCACCCTGACGGAGACCGGGAAGATAAAAATAAACGGGAGCCGGGACGGAATCAAACGCGCCCGCAGAAAGCTAAAGCTCTTTCACCGGGAGTTCAAGGCTGGCAAGCGGGAGTTCAAGGACATCGAGCAGTACATGGAGTGCCAGAGCGCCTACTACCGCTGTTTCGATGACCATGGGCGTCTGCTCCGCCTGCGGCGGCTCACATCAAGCAGGCCGAAAACGGCTTCTACGTTTTGTGCCCGGAGCCGGAGGCTTCGGGCATCGCTATTTCCGGGGTTCCCTACCGCCTGCTGGGCCGGGAGGCCCCGGAGGGCATGGGGAAACTGGATGCCGTCATGCTGGAGGAAACGGACGCCGGCCCGATGGTCGCTGCGGCCCATAACCTCTCGGCGGACATTGACGGCCTGACCGTAGACCACGAATACCGCATCACCCTGCTGGAGCTTGGTGTGGCGGCAGACAGTGAGACCGTTTGAGAAGGGAGGTGTAGAAGATGCTGTATCGGACCCTTAAGCGCATGATCGAGCGCGGCCAGATCGAAGGCATGGAGGAGAAGCTGGACATCTTCCTGGCGTCCAGCAAGATCACCGCCGAGGAGTACACGGAGCTGATGGGGATGCTGCCAAGCAAAGCCCCGACCACGGAGGAGTAAGCCATGGAGCAGGTCATTCACAAGAGGTACGTCGCTCGGAGGCGGGCGCGGTTCAAAGGCTGCAACGGCCAGCAGGTCAATATTCCATACGGTTCCATCCTGGAGGCCCAGGATGGTTTTTTGTTGTGGAAAGGCCAGCCCCTGTGTGTGGATACCAGCCAGAACGCCCACGAGTTCTTCAGCCAGGACGATGACGGCCAGGGCCAGGAGCGTGGCCAGCTGGTGGCCGCCATCCTCACCCGGCTGGAGACACCGCCCAACGCCGGAGAGAAGTGCCGGGCGGAACTGCAGGCTCGGTGGGATAAGGTGTGGGCCGACCCTCTGTGCCAGAAATACAAGCGGCCGGAACACGAGGACTTCTGGATCTGGAACCACGACTTCTATGATGCGCCGGTGGAGGACCTCTGGCACATCGCCGCCCTGGTGGGGGCGGTAGTCAAACGACAGTAAGCCAATGGGAGGACGGGATACCGTCCTCCCAAATTTATCTTTGGGGGAATGTGTAAATGGAAGTGACAATCAGCGCGGATATGCTCATCGAGCTGGCCGCGCTGCTGACCGCCCTGGGGGTGATCGGTGGCGTTGCCTTATGGTGCCACAGGTTTGTACTGCGGAACAAGAAGCAGGACGAGGCTATCGCGGCAATCCGCAACGAACAGACCCTTATCTGCTATGGGGTGCTTGCCTGCCTCAAGGGTCTTAAGGAGAAAGGGTGCAACGGCCCTGTAACTGCCGCCTTGGATAAGCTGGAGAAGCATCTGAACCAGGCGGCCCATGATGTTGAAGATACAGACTGAACTGCGAAAGGATGATGCGCAACGGACATCTTAAGGTCGATTTTAATCGCCGCTGCCGCTTTGATTGTGGGGGCTGCCCTGGGTATCGTGTTCAGTGCGGCCACTATCCGGCATCTGCGGAAACGGGTGAAGGAACTGCGGACAGGAAAGCCCCGGCCCAATGTCCTGCAGTCGGTAACAAGGTTTCTGTTCGCTACCACCCAAATATTTGCGCTGGGTTGGGTGTCGGTGTCCTACGTCATCGCCGTTTATTCCACCGTCAAGCTATATCAGCCGTTCCCGGTAGTGGAGCTCTCCCAGCAGGCCATTACCACCATTTTGGGAGTGAACGCGCTGAAGGTGCTGGAGAACATCTTCGAGCACAATGAGGGGATGGTATTCGGCAGAAGCAGGCAGGAAGATAAGCCGCCCAATGAGGGCGGGGAAGAAGGAGGAGTCGGATAAGCGATGAATACTGAAGAAAGAATCTGGAGCTTTCTGAAGGCCCAGGGGCTCACCGACGCTGGCGCCGCCGGCCTGATGGGGAACCTCTACGCAGAGTCTGGCCTGCGGCCCAACAACCTCCAGAACAGCTACGAGGGGAAGCTGGGCATGGCCGATGCCGAGTACACCGAGAGGGTGGACAGCGGCAGCTACACCAACTTCGCCCATGATTGCGCCGGTTATACCGAGAGGGTGGACAGCGGCAGCTACACCAACTTCGCCCATGATTGCGCCGGGTATGGACTGGCACAGTGGACGTACCACACTCGCAAGGCTAACCTGCATAAATTCGCCAAAGATGCAGGTAAGAGCATCGGCGACCTGGAGATGCAGCTCGGCTTTTTGATGAAGGAGCTCTCCGAGGGCTACAAGGCGGTCCTGGCCACGCTGAAGACCGCCGCCAGCGTTCGGGCCGCCTCCGACGCCGTCCTGCTCCAGTTCGAACGCCCGGCGGATCAGAGCGAGGCCGTGAAGGCCAAGCGGGCCGGGTACGGCCAGAAGTATTTCGACAAGTACGCACAGAAAGGAAGTGTCAACACCATGGGATTTTCCAACAGCCCTTTGGCCACGGTCAAGCTGATTTCTCCCAATAAGACCGTCGGCCGGAACCACGCCATCGACACCATCACCATTCACTGCTTTGTCGGCCAGGTGACCGCCAAGCGGGGGTGCGAGGTGTTCCAGCCCAGCAGCAAGGGGGCGTCCTGCAACTACGTTGTGGGTTATGACGGCTCCATCGGCCTGTGTGTCGAGGAGAAGGACCGCTCTTGGTGTACGGGCGGCTACAAGAAGGTGAACGGGGTCAACGTCCCCATCCGGGTGAACGGGATCTCTGGCTCCTCCAACGACTACCAGGCTGTTACCATTGAGGTGGCCTGTGAGGCCAAGCACCCCTACGCCATCACCGAGAAGGCCATGGCCGCGCTGATCGAGCTTTGTACCGACATCTGCCGGCGCAACGGCATCAAGAAACTGCTGTGGTCCGGTGACAAGAACCTGGTGGGCAACCCCGCCAAGCAGAACCTCACGGTTCACCGCTGGTTCGCCAACAAGGCGTGCCCCGGCGACTACATCTACCAGCGGCTCGGCGACATCGCCGCGAAGGTGAACGCCAAGCTGGGGGCCACTGGCGCGGCCCCGGTACAGCCCTCCGCTCCCGTGAGCAGTGTTCCCTATAAGGTCCGCATCACCGCCGCCGATCTGCGCATCCGCAAGGGCCCCGGCACCAACACCGCCATCGTCCAGAACGCCATCACCCCCGGCGTCTACACCATCGTCAGCGAGGCCACCGGCCAGGGTGCCACACTCTGGGGCAAGCTGAAGTCCGGCCAGGGCTGGGTGTCGCTGGACTTCTGCAAGAAAATTTGAGGAGGAAAACATCATGAACGAATTCCTGTCCACTCTGTTGCAGGCCGTCATCATCGCGGCCGTCCCCATCTGCGCTGGTGCCGCCGTCAAGGGCGTCCGGGCCGCCGTCCAGTACCTTGCCTCCAAGTCGGAGAGCGAGATCGCCAAGAAGTATCTGACGGACGTGGCCGACGCCATCAGCACAGCCGTCACCTACACCAGCCAGACCTATGTGGATGCGTTGAAGAACAGCGGCAAGTTCACCAAGGAGAACCAGGAGGAGGCTCTCAAGAAAGCGGTGGAGCAGGCTGAGAAGCTGCTGACCGCCGAGGCCCGCAGCTTCCTGGAGAAAGCCTACGGAGATCTGAACGCCTACCTGGTCAGTAAGATTGAGGCCGAGGTCCGGGTACAGAAGCAGCAGGGTAACACCATCACGCTGGGCGAGCCGTTCACCGCCGAGCTGAAGGAGGCCCCCGACGTGACCACCGTGGCTGCCGCCACCGCCGCGGCGACCGCTGCCGCCGTGGTTCAGAGAGCTATCCCCCAGACAGCCCCCACCGGCACCCCTGACAGCCCCCAGGAGGGCGGGGTGGCCCCGGCAGTATAAATCGCGTCCACACCTCTGCTCCCCGTCTGTGGGTCGGGAAACGGCGGACGTGGCCGCAGTAAGCCCCCTTGCAGGTTTCGGCCTGCGAGGGGGCTTTTTCGTTTGCGGCAAATTCCCAGACGTTTGGGATTTTGGGTTGAATCAATGCCGGTTCATCTGGTGGTCTTGCCGACCCAAACCTGGTATCCCATCACCGTTTTAATTTCGGTTGCTTTGAAATCCCTGGCATCCCTTTCAGTGTTTTGCCGCACCCGGAGAATTGCGTCCTTTGAATCTGTGCCTACCGCCAGGGTTTTGTGGCCATGTAAGCCGGAAAAAGAATCGTTCCAGGTGTTAAAAGTTACTTCATACAGTTTCATTATCCAATCCTCCATTTTGTTCTCCCTTTCGGTATGGACATATTCGCTCTAAATGTGGATAATAGCAAGTCAATTCTAAGAATAAACTACATAATTCCACTCCGGCATATTTGTGTAGTTTACGTGGCCATAGCTCAGGGGTGCGGCCCGCTTGCCATGATGTTGTACGAGAGCAAGCCCCCTCTGGGGCTTGGCTTTCGGCTGGGGGTGGTTTACCGCCCGGTGCGGCATTCCCATTCGAACTCGGCGTAGGCTTCGTAGTCGTCCCGGAAGGCGGCGTCATCGTCGATGACCTCGTACTCGTAGTCGATTCGGTCTACCTCTTCGAAGGTCGTGCCCTCCTTTTCGGCGGCCTCCCTGGCGAATTCCTCGGCGTTCTCCTCGACCCAGGCTTTGAACTCGGAATCCGTCATGTCCTCGTTCTCGATCTCCACTTCGTACTCCCATTCGGCATCTGCCCAGGTGATGGTCGCTTTGGAAATCCGCTCCTCTGAGTTCCAGTCGCTCTTGGCTGCCTTTGCCCTGCTCAATGCCTGTGCGTAGCTAATCATTTTTCGTTCCTCCGCTTTTTGTGTATTTCCTTTCGGTAGTGTATTAATCACTCTAAAGCGGAGAAATAGCAAGACAATTCAAAACGTAAAGTACACAAACATGGTGGTGGAAAACTGTGTAGATTTACACCGCTCAGTCCTCGCAACCTTGGAGTGGTCACCGCCAGTCCAGCGGGTTTTGCACGGGTTACTGCTCAACAACGGCATATGTAAACAACGATTTGTGGTAGCTTGTGCTGGTGAGTGGGCCCTTGCGCTGCCGGTAATCGATAAGTTCAAAACGGTTGTCACCCTCAGAAATTCGGGCAACATTTTTATGCACCACGGTATAGCCAGTGGATTTGTGGATAACAGAAACTATCATTGTGAACTCCTTTGCCTTCGTAACCTCCGGGGCGGGCGTGTGCCTTTAGCGGCTCTGGCGGATCGTGATCTGGAATTCGCTGCCGTCCTGCATCCGCAGAACCAGGCCCTCGTCGCCGGACAGAACTCCGGCCTCCTGGAAGGAACGGGCCACCCTTATTTCTTCCAAGGCAGTATCATCCAGGGAAAGCTCCCCGCTCAAAACCAATTCCAGTGTCTCTCGAATAATCTGCTCGTTCATTTTCTCTTCCTCCATGTTCT